ACACGTTACCTCAATTGCAATTCAAAACTCAACTCATGACTCAACAAACTCACAGTGCGGCCTTTATGGCCGCACACCAACCACTCCAAACCCAAACTTCATTATCATCCCAAACCCCATCATCATCCATTTCATCCGATATGGACATTCCGTTCATTGACGAAGATGTATCCGACATTTCATCCGTCGGACACTCCTCCTCGGTTGACACCCCGTTAGATGTCCCCCAATCCAAAGTGGCAGAATTTGCCACTTTAATACATGATTTTGAAGCAAAAATTTCAGAGATGCGACTTGTTCCGCTAGTCTCACTCATTTCTGACTTTTTATTAACACCGCACAAAATCAGGAAGCCTGCTATTCTTTACGCTATACTTCAGATGTATTGCCCAACAACTACGTACACTAAAGTTCATACGCTTATGAACTCGCTTCCCGAAATTGAATCTTTCTTTAAAACTGTTATGGGATTCTTTAAACAAGATGAATCTCAAGTACAAATACCCGTACACCAGCCTTCTCTTGAGGCTGTTCAACAGTCACTTTCAACTCTCCCAGACCTTAAAGAGTATGATCCTACTCTTGGTGTTGAAGGTATGAAAGAAGCTAATGCATCTTCAAATACCGCATTAGAATGGATCGATGCGCATTTAGACGTTATACGTCCTCTCGCTGGATTTTTGGCTATTGCTGCTGTCATGTTTGGCATCACTAAAATGCTTGATATTGGAATTCTTAAGGAAAGTTCTGCTAATCTTGTTAAATTTGTTGCTGCTCTCAAAGCAAAAGATTATATTTCAGCACAGGTCAATAGTTCAGTTGATTCTCTTTTCACTATGGGATACTCTCTTTTTGGCAAAGAATATTTTACACCTGCTGCCAAGAAATTACAACTTCTTACTATGAAAGTTAACTCCCTATATTCTGAGTGTGTCAAATATACCAATGATTTAAAAGTTGATTATTTTGGTTTAATTCGTAATAATACCGTCCTCAAATTGGATATTAGATATCAAGATCTCAATAATAAGTATAATGAGATTCAAATGAATGATAAGTCAAATTATAATGTTAGCCAAAAACTCGCGAAGTGTCTTGAAATGATAGAGACGCTAAACGAACTCAAAGTTAACATGGTCAAAGCTGATAATGGTAAACAACGTCCTTCTTGTGTATGGTTTGCTGGACCTCCTGGTCATGGTAAAACTGTAATGGCTAAGAAACTTTGTGCAGATATTTGTACAGTTCGAAATTGTTGTCAATATCCTCGTACTTTTGATGATAAATTTCATTCAGGTTATGCCTCTCAGGCAGTATATTTTATGGATGATCTATGTCAGCGGAAGGATGGGCTTGATCAATTAGAGTTTCATGGATTTACATCCGAAGATGCTAAGGATGTTATCGGTGCATTTCAAGGAGAAAAAGGTAAACCTTTTGTTTCCCAATATATGATAGTAACTTCTAATATTAACTATCTTCAGGATTCTCCAACAATTCAAAATTTGATTTCATTTGATCGTCGCCGGGATTATTGTTTTTATGTATTTAATGATAAACTCACTGCTTATAAAGAAAAATATCGTAGTGAACCAACTGATCCTCAGTGGTGGAAAGAGAATCTTCCTCGTATTTGCATGTTTGCATTTGAACGTATGGAAGATCCTGCTTCTTCGTCGGCTGCTCATATTAATGAGCAATCTGCAGAGTACCTTTGTGATGTTACTTATGAAGAGATTCTGGAGATTGTTTTGGAACATGAGAAGTTTAGATCTGAGAGATACAGACTTCATATTGAAAATATCTTGCTCAAACGTGGTGAACCCATAAAAACTGAGAAGATAGAGTATAATTCAGAAATTTTTGATATTCCTTCTATTCTTAAGCGTAAAGGAAAACAATTAGAGGCTCTCGCACATGCTAAAAATGCTGAACGTGCGGAAGCGCCTGATTGCAGATTCAAATTTGAAGCAGTTCGTCAAGATCAGCTCCCTTGTATTCAATATAATGGGCATAAGGTTTTGTCCTGTTTAGCATCTGCGCTAAACGAATCTCCTACAGAGTATAAGATGTCTTTCACTGACTTTCTTATACAATTCCCTAAAGAAGAATCATTTGTATTAGATTCTATGTTCACTGACGATTGCCTTATTGCATATCTCAAAGAATGTGATGCTCTTTCAGAGTATCTTATTGTGCGAACACGTGCTGGTAAGACTTTTGTTAACTCGTATAATGGTGAACACCTCTTTAATCGTCCTATAATTGAAGATGGATTCTTCAAAAAGTATTTCAAGACTCAGATGAACTGTGACGAAATTGTTGAAGCATTTCCTGATATAAAAATGTATTTTAGTTGTGAAAATGCTCATTGGACTTTTGGAAATATTGTTGAGAAAATTACTCCGCAAGCTACAAATATGCGTCCTGTTTCTCCTCAGATTTTCCACAAGTTCTATAGTGCATTATTGCTTGGCGATTCTCATGTTGGTAAAACATATATCCTTAATCAGACTTTTAAGGTTGATGAGTACTATCGTGTTCTTTTTGAAAAGGATGAAGAATATCCTAAAGGTAAGATACTTTGGTTTGACGATGTCACTGCTTCACGTGACAGATTTGATTGTTATCGCGAACAACTTGTTCGTAGTTATGAAGGTCGTGGTGGTAAAATCATCGCAACTGGCAATAACGATACTGAAATATGGAAATCGCATAAGCAAGAAAGAGAGATGATTTGTAATAGATCACTTGTTCTTACTATTACAGCTACATTCAAAACTAAATTAAAGCTTAGAGCTAAAGGATTGACATTGGGTCAATTTCTTGGAGATAAAAATTTTGTCGAACGTGGAAAATACTTGAATGTGACAGCTAATATAAAGAATGGTGATATGGTATTTTCGGATATTGTTCAACGTCTCAAGCATTGCTTGAAAATGGATATGATCGCTAAGACTGTATTCAATACTGATGCATTTGTTGTCCCTATGCCAGAAAATTTTGATTATATTGTTAATATTGATGCTTGTTCTGACCAATTTTCGTCTGCATTTTCTCTTCAGGATTTTAAATGTTTTGAAATTTATAAACAGGATCAAAATGGTAAATTAGTTAAGGCTAGTATGTTTGAAGTTGCTGCTCATGTTACTGGTGCTATCGGTATAATTGGAAAAGCTAAGGATACTTTCTCATCAAACATAAAGCAGTTTATTGCTGAATTTAATGAGCTTGAGTCGGGTCCAGAGAATTTTCCACATGTTGTGATAAAGTTTCTGGACGTGACTTTTGGTTTTATTTCCAATGAAGGCAAACCTACTGCATATCTTGTTGATGAGAATTGTCCTATGCGACCCCGTATGACTGCCAATGGTCTTGTTATGGGTGGTGAATTTGTTGAATTTGATAAGCACAATATGCGTTATCATGGAGTGCTCACTAGATTATTTGGACTACATGGCGAAAAACCTCTTCCATCAAAGGTTGAGACGACTAATGAGCTTACCATGAGGATGTTTGATAACTTGCCATTTGTTAAATGGGCAAAGTTGGGATGTTCTATTTTTGGAATTGCAGCATCCACTGCATCTATCGCCGCGCTTCTCGCACCATTATTTTATTCTTCCGTTCAGGCTCTTCCCCCACCTCCGTCTACTCCTGTAGAAATGGTTGTATTAGCTCCCCCTATTATGCCTAAAGCTGTTGAGGATGATTTTGAGGATCCTGACTTTGATTGGCAAGCATTTATTGATATATGCCAGTATGATGAAGAACGTCGCTCTCGCCCCCCGAAAGGGTATAGGTGGGAATATGATCCTGAGACTCGTACTTGGCACTTAGTAAGAATTGGTTATTTTAGAGAATGTCGTGCATTTATTCCAGCGGACCCTGAGGGTATTGAGAGAAGATCGCGTCCTCCTAAAGGTTATCGATGGGAGTACGATCCGGAGACTAGAACATGGCATCTTGTCCGTATTGGATATTATCGTGAGCGTAAATATCCTGAGGAAATTGAGAATGTTGAAGCCCAACCAGCGCCTCAAGTGGAAGAGAAAGATGAAGTTCAATGGGCTACTCTTCCCACAGCAAAACCTGAGAATGGTGATGTTGTAGTTAATAATCTCAATGAGTTTGGCATATTTTATGATGATCGCATTTATCTTATGAAAGAATCATCTAATCTTGGAACATTCCATGGAATGTGTTTGCCTTATAATGGTGGGTGGAAAGTTCCCTCTATGACTGGAAGATCATCATTCCAGTGTGGAGAGAGAGAACTCGAGCACAAGTTTATTAAGACTCGAAATGTTGATGTGCAAGGCATGAACCTTATGATAAGTAAAGTAGTTCCCCTTAGCCACAAGACTAAAATTGACCTTGGATCGGTGTTTGCCTATTCCTATGCATACGGTATTCCGTATGATTATGAGAATAAGTGTATTTGGCTTGTTGCCACTCAAAAGTTGTTTGGCCCTGAGACAAATGTTCAGATTCCCAAAGGAGTATATGATTTCTACAGGCGTAGATTTCCAAATTATTTGAAAGATATGACTATGGATCGGAATGAAATTCAAGAAGGCATGCATGATGAACAATTAGACGTTATCTCAAATAAGGTAGCAAATAATGCATGTGCTTTGTATGATACGACTGGCTTTATTTTAAATGGGTTAATGCTTAAAGGCAATATTGGAGTTACTACAGCTCACGCGTTTGATGATTCATTAAACCTTAAGATGCGTATGATGGACAAAACAGATAATTGGCAAGTTAAACTTCTAAGGAAAAGTAAGCTTGGTGATATGGCATTGTTCGTGGTCACAAATAAAGAGTTTCCAGCACAAGCAGATATTACAAGGTTTATCATTACCGAAGAAGAGTTTATGAAAGTTATTACCTTAAGACCAAAGGGATTTCCACTCATGTTCGTTAGGCACGATATTGATGGAAGAAGAATAACACATAAGCCAGCGTCTGCTGATGCTCAGATTACAAATCAGGGCAAAATGGAAGGTGGAAAATTAATTTATAATATGACACTCGGTCATATTGGCTATTCCGGAGTCACCGTTAGAGGAGATTGCGGTAATCCAGTGTATCTCATTGGAAAGAGTATTACTTCAAAATTATGTGGTATTCATAGAGCTGGAGCAAATTCAACTTCAATTGCTATTGCATTTACTCGTGAATATATTGAGAGATTTATGGCCCAATCTGACATTGCTGTGTCATTGGAAAAGAAATCTTCGCGGGATTTTACAGAATTCACTCAGCATAAAAAATGCGTTCAAACCGGTTTAAATTTAGTCGGAAGACCAATTTCAACAGTGTACACGCCTGCTACTACTTCGAAGTATAAGACCGGGCTTGACATTGATAACTCTTTCGAGCCTTCCATTCTTTCGACAACTGACTTTAGAAATACTGATCATGCATCCATGTTGAATGAGGGGCTTGCAAGATATCAGGCCAATGAAGCATCTGATGAGTGTCTGGCTGACATAGATGCTGCTGTTATTGCTGTTTCTGACGAGTTGATTTCAATATTTAATAGTAAA